AAAGTATGTTTAAAAAGGTTGATATGGAAATTAAACCACAATATAAGCTTAAGAAAAAGTCTAATGCTGCTAAGGTTACAAATCTAACAAGATTAGAAAAAGCTAATCCTCAAGCAGGAGAAGATAAAAATGGAGATGAAGTTATGTCTAGCGTCTTATCCAATAATAGTTATAGGATATCATGGATTCCTCATAAATGTGAGGAAGTTCCAACTAATTTAACTATTGATAATACCAATCTCTTGGGAACCCTAACGTTTTTGAGAGATAGGTTGGCTATAATACCTAGACATTTTGTCAATATACTTACAGCTTATGTTGAGGATGAGTCTACAGAAGTCGATCTTGAGTCTGCAGTTATCCTGCACAAAAATACACGTGATGGATTTCGGTTTTATAGGAAGTTTACTTTCGCCAAAATTCTTCGTAGCGAAATGTTATTCTGTAATGAATATATGGAAGCTAGAGATTTGGTCTGTATTCTGTTTGATAAGACTCAAGTCCAGTTGCACCGAGATATAACTCATTATTTACCTACTCGTAAAGAGAGTTTCGAAGCGACCAATTTCACTGGTGTTTTGAGAGGCTTTTCTGTAATGGGTCTTACTAGCAGGATAACGCATGTTATGGGATGCGATGATATACAAATCAATTATGATACTATTGAAGGTAACGATTCATTCACCTTAGAAACTCCCTTTCATTATAGAGCTGGTACAGAGGCTGGAGATTGTGGATCACTACTCTTTAAAGTTGATGCTAGCTGTAGGAAAAAGTTTTATGGCATACATGTAGCTGGAAAAAGTTTAATGCGAAATGGTTATTCAGCAAGGTTGTGTTTAGAAGATATTGATGAAATCTGTGAACACATTGGTGATTTGTGCATTGATAAAACTATTGAATTTCAAGCATGTATACCTGACAATGATTTGCCTTCTATATTTTCACAACTTTGTGATGTTGATATAAACAGATCTATGAACTATCCTAATAAAACTCAAATTGTGCCTAGTACTTTGCATGGTCAATGGCCTATGCTTAATCTATCCCCTACTAATTTGTCCCGTGAGGCCTATCGTCTTGCAATATCAAAATATTGTAGACCACCAATCCATATAGATGATACTCTCTTTTTGGCTATTTCCAAGGCCACCTTTAATTACATTGTCACCCGCTCCGTTAAGTATGATGCAATTAAAAGGTTATTGACCTGGGAAGAGACTATAAATGGTATAAAGGATGAACCTAATTTTGGACCAGTGGATAGATCTACGAGTCCTGGTTATCCTTTTATTTTTGAAAAGGAGGGTCTTACTGGCAAACTTAAATGGTTAGGTAATTCTCAAGATCCTTTGCCTATTCACGGTCAGCATCTTTTAGAAAGATGTAAGATTATGGAAGACACTCTTAAAAGCAGAGAAAGGTGTCTTGTTATTTACACTGACAATCTTAAAGATGAAAAACGACCCATAGAGAAAGTTCTTTTAAAGAAGACCAGATTATTTTCAGGTTGTCCATTGGATTACTTGTTATTAGT